ACCCATAACTTTAGCCCGTTGTTCCATAACTGTTAGTATTTGTATTTTGCGTGCAAAGGGTTTACTTACACGTTTTACTTTTGCAACAGTTGCCCTTGCATCTGCAGGTGTTGCAAATTTTATTTTAACCGTATCTCTAGGGTTTTCATCTGTGTAGAGCCTTCTACCAGACCCTTTAGGTTTCTTACCCGTTCCTTTTTTTGGATCTGCCATGTAAGACTCCTTTTAAAATTTTTGCTTGAGCAGCATGTGTTTTAGATGCTTTTTGCAAACCCTTCATAACTTTTTTTATTTTAGCTTTTGATTTTTTCATATTAACACTTCCATCTTCTGCGAGCCTGACGGAGTCTTGAATTAGGATCTTTCGCAGCTTTAGGAAACTTTTTCATTTGACCTGCGCTTCTTGCACAGAATGATTTACGTCGTTTAGCAGCTTTTGATCCTGGTTTGACTTTGCCAGTGACCGCTGTTTTTAGTTTAGAACCAGGGTTTGCTCTTCTGTATGCAGCAACACCTGCTCTTGTCATTCCCGCGCCTTTTTCAGTTGGGCGAAAATTTTTTTTATTTCTTTTTGGCATCACATCACCACCTCTTTTCATAGCTGTTCTACCATCAGGAAAATTTCCATAATATTGTTTTGATTCACCAAATCTTAATCCATAATCATTTCTAGACATACATTGCTCTCCTTGCCATAAAACCACCACCCATAGCTTTTTGTCTTTTTGTAAAAGTTTTTACATTTGTTGGTTTACCACCAACACCTTGTGCAACTGCTCTTTTTCTAGAAACTGCTGATCGTCTTTGTCCCTCTGTCATACGTCTTGCTTTTGCAAGTGGGACACATTTTGGATACTTACGTTTTGCATCTTTCTTTTGTTTTGATCTTCCACATTTTGAGAAAGATCCATCTTTCTTTTTACTTCCAATGTCTACCCACTTTTGGGCAAACCATTTATCTAAACCATTTTTAGCCATTAGGAATTCTTTCCGACAGCGTCCCTATTCATTCCTTTAGTGCAGATTCCACCGCCTTTTAAACCTTGTCTTTTTAATCTAGCAGTTGCTTCCATTAATCCACCTTCGGCTTTGCTGCCTCTAAAATCTTTTCTCTTTACACCAGATGGATCTTTAATTTTACCTGCACAAATTTTGCTAGC